GTCATGCGATCAATCTGAAAACGTGGGAGTACGGCACATATTTCCCGGATACCGGTATAAAGCAGGCAACAAATATCAACAGCTGTACAGATAACTATGAAAGAGATTATTGGGATTACCAGCTGAAAGAGAAAGAATGGCTGACACCGGAGCAGATCCAGGAACTGGATATCCTTACCCGAGATAAGAAGGACTGGGTAAAAGATGTGCTGCAGCGTATAGAGCGGATGGAAACGGACTATAACGCAGATAAAAGGCAACAGGCCAGAAACAGCAAGGAGGAGCGGATCCGCAGGCTGATGAGCAAATGTCTGGATCCGGAAAAAGCAGTATATGACTGGATCACAGAGCAGATGGTAGGCAATCTGCAGTATGCCTTTTATGACAAGCAGAAAAAGACCTGCCATTGCACGGCGTGCGGAGGAGATTTCCCGGAAGAGGCAGCAGGTGTCCCGGTGAAACACAGGAAGCAGATCACCTGTCCTCTGTGCGGACATCTCCTGACCGTGGACAAGAGAGCGGATATATTAATCGTTACAACGGACTGGCTTACCATGATCCATAACGTGGATGATAAACAGGGAGTGGAGCGGCACTTTAAGGTAAAAGTGGAGTGGGACAGATACGGAACGAGAACCACGGAGCTGGAGGAGCACATCCGGTTGATGATGCTGCGGAACACAAAGGATATCATGAAAATCTATTACTATGGGAGCCTTTACTGGCCGGGATGGAGCACCGGAAACAACAGTAACCGAAGATGGCACAGCGCCTACCTGTATCCGGATACAGAAGGTATTCAGGCCGGATTGCATGGGACGGCATATGAGGTATGGACAGATGTATTTCCGAAGCTTGCCCAGATGGGAATAAAAGCGCACTATAACGGTCTCATGGTGGAAAGTAACAGAGAGTTTACCGGCATCGCAGAATATATGGCAAAGGGACGCTTTTACCGTCTACTGGATGAACTGTCACAGTGCATCACCTACTGGGGCGGATATTCCGGGAAAACGATTGATGTATCCGGAGAAAATGCAGAGGAGATCCTGCAGATAGAGGATAAACAGCTGATCAACCGTCTCAGACAGGCAGATGGCGGAATATGTATGCTGCATTGGCTGCAGTGGTCCGACCTCAACAACAGGAAACTGTCAGAGCAGTATTTGTCCTGGGCAGAAAAAAATAAGATCGAACCGGATAAATATCTGCAGTCGGAAGCGGGAAAATACCTGACACCGGAACAGTTAATGAATTACATCAACCGGCAGAAAAAAGAAAGCTATCCCAGCAGAACGATAGCGGGAGTCTGGGATCAGTACGAAGATTATCTCAGCATGGCAATGAATTTAGGGAAACACATGGATGATGCCCTGGTGTACCGTCCAAGAGAATTGAAGCGCCGGCATGATGAAGTCAATGCAGAGATGGAACTGCACAGGGAAGAGATCCAGCGGAAACGGGATGCAAGAGAAGCGGCAAGACAGGCGCAGGAGATGAGGGACAAGTATCCGGGATATGAGGATATTCTCTCAGAGATCAGTGCGAAGTTTGAATATCAGAACGACAGCTATTGCATTCTGGTTCCAAAGAATTTTATGGAGATCACGGCAGAGGGCATGGCACTGCATCACTGTGTAGGCAATACAGAGCGGTACTTTGACCGGATCGTCAGCAGAGAGACCTATATCTGTTTCCTGCGGCAGCAGTCATCCCCGGACAAGCCTTTTTACACCATAGAGGTAGAGCCGGGCGGAACGATCCGCCAGCACCGCGGAGCCTACGACGAGGAGCCGGGCATAGAGGAGATTAAGCCGTTCCTGCGGGAGTGGCAGAAGGTGATCCGTAAGCGCATGAGCAAGCAGGATCATGAATATGCTGCGCAGAGTGAAATCCTGCGGCAGAAGAACATAGAAGAACTGAAGGCAAAGAATAATACCGTAGTCCTGAAAGGGCTGGCGGAAGATCTGATGGAGGTAATCTGATGGGAGAAATCATAAGCTATGAAGAAAGATACAGGAAGTATAAGCAGGAGCTGGACGGAGCATTTACCCAGGCAGCAGAGAAATTTGTGCTGATCGGCTACCTGCTGAGAGAGGCAGTAGAAACGGATATTTTAAGATCCAGCGGATACAAAAACATGGAGGAATTTGCCTATGCAGAGTACGGCGTGGATGCATCCCAGGCAAACCGGTTTATCAATATTAACAGGCGCTTTTCGGAAGGTGGTAATTCGAAACAGCTGAAACAGCAGTACCAGGGGATTGGAAGTTCCAAGCTGGCCGTAATGCTGACCATCCCGGATGAGATCAATGAGGTTTTGCCTAAAAATTTGACCAAAGAAGAACTTAAGGAAATCCAGGCAGAAGTAAAGGCTGAAAATCAGGTATCTGATATTGAAGTGGAGATTGAGAAGGCGGAGGCAGCAACCGTGACGGACAAGCCTATGCTTCCGCCGGAGGGCTCCCCGCTGTACAGAAACTTCTGGCAGCTTGGGAAAGAACAGGAAGATCTCTTCCGAAAATTGTGGATGGTATGCTTTTTACATACTGCATTTGGTAACAGAAATAATGCAGAAATCATGGATACCCTGATCCCGCAGGGGGATGCCGTATACACTGTACGGATCCCGGGAGAGCGCCGCACGCAGATCATTGTTAATTCTGATGGAGCTACCATCGTGAATTTGAAAACGCTGGAGCGGAGCAAATACACAGAGGATCAGATCTGTGATGCAATCCAGTCTCTCATAGATGGAGGCAGCAGTCCTGAGGAGCAGTACAAGATGCTCTATGGTGAGGACTTAACCCAGAAAGAATCGGAAGTTGCACCGGTGCAACCGGATGAAACTCCGAAGGAAAAGAAACCGGAAAAGCGTAAGGAATCCCGTGTGACCAAGGCAAACACCGAAAAGAAAAAGCCCAAGGAACCGGAAAAGAAGCCGGAGCAGATGACCATCCCGGGAGTCGCACCGGATCCGGCACAGAATGAACTGGAAACACAGGTAAATGACACGGTTTGCGGGGATCCCGACACGGCTAATAAGGATTTTGCTACAGATCATCAGAATACCGAAACCATGGTCACGGAAGAACAGGTACCGGGGCAGACCGACATTGAAAAGGACTTTCCGCAATACTGTCCGGACACCGCTGACCAAAGGACAGCTTATCGTCAGTCCATCCGTGGCAGCGTGGAGAACCTGGTACGATATGTCGAGATGGATCTGATCAGCGCCGCCAGACAGCAGCTGTCCGATATCGCTGGTTATCTGGACCGTCTGGAAGAACTCAGCAAAGGGGGCGGACAGGATGCCGAAGATGTCGAAACAGGCACGGGCGAGGGAGTTTAATGCCGCCTCCCGGCAAATCATCAAGGAGCGGGATCTGTACCAGTGCATCTTTTGCCGTATGGGATATCACATGGAGGACGTCACCTGGTACGGACAGCAGCTGCAGAGCATCATGCACTACATACCGCGCTCCCGGGGTGGTCTCGGGATCCCGCAGAATGGTGCATTGGGCTGCCAGAGTCACCATGAGATGCTGGATAACGGAAACAAGGGCAGACGGGAGGAGATGCTGCAACTCTTCCGAGCGTATTTGCAGGACCATTATCCGGACTGGAGCGAGGATGCCCTGACCTATAACAAGTGGGGATGATGTATATACAAATTTGTATATACACGAAAGGAGCGCAGAGATGAAAAGCAGAACAATAAGCAAGATCATCCGGATGACGCCGGAGGAAAAGCGGCGACTGGAATACTGCGCCGAAAAAATGGCAAAGACCGAGACGGAGATCCTGATTGCAGGAGTGAATAATTACTATGCTGCCGTACAGAAAGCACTGGCAGCCCAGAAAAATCAATAAGCCTTTTGGATAAAGTGAATCACAATAGACACTGTAAACGAAGCCACGGGGCGGCCGCTGATACCAAGAGGCAGCAACTGTCCAGAAAGGAGACAATAATGCAGGAGTACAAAGAGTGGACTGGTGACATCCTGCCGGATCCCGCGCCGCGCATCCGCAATATACATATAGGTGACATAATCAAAACAGTACGTAAGGTAATCGAGGAGCCACTGGAAATCCGCGGACGTGGTCGGCATCAGGTCATAAGCGAGACAAGAGAATACGAGGTAACCGCGATTTACCCACATATGATTCAGACCAGCGACTGCAAAACAGGCTTTACGAGGTGTTTTTCCTACGGCGAACTCACAACGATGGGACTGGAATGGCAGGGAGAACAGAAATGAAGACGGTCGAAAAGAAAATTCTGCCCAAGTACTTCCGGGCAGTCCGGGAGGAAAAGAAAAACTTTGAACTGCGGAAAGATGAAGACAATGTACAGCCGGGAGATGTCCTGATACTTATGGAGTGGGAAGATGGAGAATATACTGGACGGACAGAGGTACGCCGGATCCGGTATGTGCTCCGGGATGTACCAGAGTATGGATTGATGCCAGGATACTGTATCATCGGATGGTAAAGGAGGATGCTATGAAAAATAAAAATGTGTGGTTTGCTTATGCAGCAGCCTGGATATCTACGGCAACAGCGGTGATATTTGCTATCAAATATACCGGATCAGCGTGGTGTTTAGTGGCACTGGTGCTGCCGGCAATGCAAAAGATAAGTATCAGCAATGATGAAGAGAATGGTAAATAACTTAGGATTTAGCAAAGGAGTTAAGCGAGAAATGTGGTCACACGATGAACAGAAAGAAATAAATGACAGCTACGCTGTTATGGCAAGAATAACGTGTAAATATTGCGGAGCAGTAGTACACAAATATGTGGAAAGCCATTATACAGGCGGTTCCAAGTGTGTGATATTGGCAAAGTATTGTAGATTTTGCGGTAATGCTCTTAGGATTTAGTGGAGAAATAAAAATGATAAAAAGAAGATGTATGAAAATACACCACCCTGAATCTGTGTGTATGGCAGAGCGATTTGTTTTGTTTCATAATACAAGATTTAGAATCGGATTAGCATATCATGAATATTGGTGTTGTGAATGCCGCAAACAAAGGAAAATATGGTTTATCTGTTAGTTATGAAAAATGAAAGAGAGGCAAAATATGAAAAAAATACTGGATGCCTGTTGCGGTAGCAGGATGTTTTGGTTTGACCGCCAGAACCCGGATGTCATATTTGCAGACAACCGGGAGGTAGAAACAACCTTGTGTGACGGTAGATCTCTTCTGGTAAAGCCGGATGTGCATATGGATTTTCGGAATATGCCGTACCCGGATAACAACTTTAAGATTGTGGTATTTGATCCTCCACATCTTATCCATGCCGGTACAGGATCATGGCTCCGGCAGAAATACGGAGTGCTTCCGGCAGATTGGCCAACGTACCTGAAAACCGGATTTGATGAGTGCATGAGGGTACTTGAACCGTATGGACTGCTTGTATTCAAATGGAATGAGGATCAGATTGCATTGTCGGAAGTACTGAAAGTATTCGGAACGAAACCTTTGTTGGGAGATCAGAGAGGTAAGACAAGGTGGTTGCTCTTTATGAAGTAAACTTAGGATTTAACGGAGGAAGTGAAGATGGCTATATTAAATTATACCACTACGGTGGACAGCTTTAAGACGGTATCGGAAATCGAATATATCCTAATGAAGCATAAGGCAAAAAGCATCATGAAGAATTATGACGGAGAAAGCATTACAGGGCTTTCATTTTTAATAGATACTGGCGTCCAGCAGATTCCGGTAAGACTGCCGGTGAAAGTAGATGAATGTCTGGAAGTGCTGAAGAAAGAAAAGAAAAACAGCCCTCGCAGCAACATTAAAGCAACCAGGGAACAGGCTGAGCGTGTGGCGTGGAGGATCCTGAAGGACTGGGTAGAAGCGCAGATGGCGCTGCTTGATATTCAGATGGTGCGATTTGAAGAAATATTTCTGCCGTACATAGAAACCGGAAATGGACAGACCATTTATGAGAGACTGGAAGAAAAACAGTTCCTTCTTGAAGTGGTAAACTGAAATTTAGTGGAGGTGGCAGAAATGGAAGGTGCGGAATGAAGAAAGAAGAAGCTATTTATTGTTTAAAGGCTCAGAGTGAACGACACTCAGAGGTTTGCGAAGAATGTCCTATGTACGGAAAAACAGGTGTGGATCATTGCAGTGAGGATGTATTTCAGATGGCAATTATCGCCTTACAAAATCAGCAGGTGTGGATCCCGGCAAGTGAGCGGTTGCCAGAAGAGGGCGAAGCTGTTCTCGTGTGGTATGAGTATTTCAGATATGGTGACTACAATCGCATGTATCAGACCTATGGGATAGGGTATCAATACGAAGGACATTGGAGTGGAGATGTTTATGGGGTAAAGGCAAAATGCATTGCCTGGATGCCCCTGCCGGAGCAGTACCGTGGGGAAAGCGAGGTAGAAGATGGAAAAGTGTAAGAGCTGAAATTTAGCGAAGGAGTGATAGAAAAAGCATAATAAAAAGACCAGTGCAGAGGGCCTGCAATCGATACCAATAAAACAGCGGTAGACCATCCGACCAAAGATAGCATCTACCGCTTACCTGCTTGCCAGTATCATACCATAGGATCAGCTGGCACGCAATGAGAAAATGAGGTACAGCCTATGACAAAGACAGACCTGATCAACGACATTGCATTTGAAATGAGTAACATTTTGACGCCGGAACAGATTGACAAGGTAAAGATAATATTTTTGGTAAAGATGCAGGACTTTGATCTTGCCGAGACCAGACAGCTTCCGATGGTGGAAGAACATGACAATGAATGGCTTATGAAGCGATACTGGATCGATGGGGCGGCAGTAGGCCTGAAGGAATCAACCATGCGGGGATATCTTGGAAGAATAAAAGAGTTCTTCGATTTCACGGGAAAAAATTATAAGTATATTACAGCACAGGACATAACAGATTTCCTTGCTATCAAAGCATACCGTGATCATATCAGCCAGAATTATAAGTCTACGCTATACCGGTACCTCTGCACATTTTTCGGCTGGGCTTTCCGGAAAAAGCATATCGTTGATAATATTGCAGATGGAGTGGACAAGGTAAAGCAGATTCAGGCACAAAAGAAGCGGTTGACAGATGAAGAGGTGGAAGATATCCGTGATGTATTGGATACACCAAAGGAAAAAGCACTGTTTGAACTGATGCTTTGCACCGGCATGAGAGTAGGCGAAATATCCAATCTCAATATTTCGGATCTGGATCTGACGCACAGGACTGTCAACATCTGGGGAGAGAAGAGCAATAAATATCGCACCGGTATGTTGACACCTAAAGCAGTAAAAGCATTGCGGAATTATATCGGTGGGCGTCCTGGGACAGACCCTGTATTTTTGGCTGACAGGGCGCCTCATAATCGTATGCGGGAGTACGGCATCGAGAAGCTGACCAAGGAAATGGCAGTCCGCGGTGGTGTGACGCGGTTGACGGCAACGGTCCATATATACCGCAAGACCTTTGCGTCCGTCCTGTACCGTAAGACAGGGGATGTGATGCTGGTAAGTAAGCTCCTCGGACATTCCAACCCAGAGATTACAGTAAAATATTATCTGGTAGATGATATCGAGGAGATGCAGAACAAATACAACAAAGTGGCATAATTGCACCGGTGCAACTCCGGTGTGGCAGAAAGGAGAAAGCATCGATGCAGAGAATTAACAGAACGAGCTGGAGGATCATTGAAACTATATTATTACGTTATCCCCAGCGCAAGAAAGAATATGAGGAGTACATATCGGACATTATGGCATCGCCAGCGGGAGGCAGCAGTCGTCCGTTGGACCCTGTCAGGGAAATGGACAAGGCACAATCTGTCACAGAAGCAAAGGCCCTGAAGATGACCTCGGTGTATCATGATAGGATCAAAAAAGAGATAGAGGCGGTGGAATTTGCCTATAATTCTCTCAAACCGGAGGAACAGAGAGTAATCCGGATCAGATACTGGAGCAAGGGCCTCAGAGCACCGATCCCGTACCTTAAGATTGGTGGGGCATCATACAGTGAGCGGCAGATGAAACGGATCGTGTTCAAGACAATCGAACAGATTGGTAGGTACATTGGAGAGTTAAAGTAAAAGATGGCATGATTTCGCATGTCAAATGTGATAATATAGTATCGTGATAAATTAGTGACAAGGCAATGCAGATAGCTGCGTTGCCTTTTTTCGTGGAGTTGCACCGGTGCAACACTAGAGAGATGGTGAGCGGATGGCAAAAGGCAAATATGAGTATTGGCTGACACCGGAAGGCTTGCTAAAGCTGGAAGGATGGGCAAGAGATGGATTAACAGATGAGCAGATTGCTACAAATATGGGAATTCGCAGAGAAACGTTATATGCATGGTGTAAAAAGTATACTAACATTTCTAACACCCTAAAAAGGGGAAAGGAAGTAGTTGATAGAGAAATAGAACGGGCTCTATATAATAATGCGGCTGGATACAATTATACTGAAAAGGTTATATGTACGAAAAAAGAAGTCCTATATGAAAATGGCAAGAGAATCAAGGAAACGGTAGAACCGGTAGTTGTCGAAGTAGAGAAACATAAACCCGGAGAAACCACAGCCCAGATATTCTGGTTAAAGAACCGGAAACCGGATAAATGGAGAGACAAACAGGATGTCCAGATCTCCGGAGAGCTTAAATCCGAACAGAGTAAACTGGATGACCTGATCAGACAGATGCGTGGTGATGGGTAATGAGCGCAAGTAAACTCCTGCTGTCAGAGAAATACAAAGCATTCCTGAAATGCGATGCTCCGGTGGAATTTCTGGAAGGAACCACGGCAGCAGGTAAGACGACGGTAGGAATCTTCAAGTTTATGCTTAAGGTGGCAGAAAGCCCCAAGAAGCTTCACATCATTGCTGCAGATGATACCGGTACCGCAGAGAAGAATATCATCAACAAGGATCTGGGCATACTGGATGATTTTGGTATTTTGGTGGAGTATAACGGCAGTGGTACAAAGGATGATAAGATTCCACATCTGCTTTTCCATACTGCCGGGGGAGATAAAGTCATATATGTGCTGGGTTACGGTAACAAGAAAAAGTGGAAGAAAGCTCTCGGCGGACAATATGGCTGTCTGTACATAGATGAAGTAAATACCGCAGACATAGATTTTGTCAGAGAAACATCCATGCGATGTGATTATCTGATGGCAACACTGAACCCGGATGATCCGGGACTGCCGGTGTACAAAGAATATATCAACTGTGCACGTCCTCTTCCGGAATGGAAGGATGAGACACCACAGGAAATCATAGTGGAACTGAAAGAAGAGCCAAAGGACGGATGGATCCATTGGTTCTTTTCTTTTAAAGACAATGCAGGCCTTCCACCGGATAAACTGCAGATGATCCTGCAAAACACACCGAAGGGAACAAAGATCTGGAAAAACAAGATCCAGGGTCTCCGCGGAAAAGCGACAGGGTTGGTATTCTCCAACTTTGTCAGAAAGAAACATGTTGTTACTGCTGCATGGGTGAAGAAACAGATTGCAGATGGGAAGATCCGCTTCAGGAAGTTTACGGCCGGACTGGATACATCATATTCCTCAAAATCTCCGGATACCATTGCAATGATCTTCCAGGGCATTACGGATGATCGCAAGCTGATCACACTGGCTGAAATGGTGTATAGCAATGCTGATCTGAGTGTGCCGTTGGCACCATCTGACACAACGGTAAAGTTTATAGCTTTTCTGGATAGATGCAGATCGGAATGGGGATTTGCAAAAGAATCCTTTGTTGACTGCGCGGATGCGGCGACAATAACAGAACTTCGGAAGTATAAGCGCCTGCATGGGTGCCTTTACAATTTCATTGAGTCCTACAAAAAGGTAACAATACTGGATCGTATCAATTTACAGCTGGGATGGATCCAGCAGGACTGCTATCTGGTAGTTGAGGATTGCACAAACCATATCTCAGAATTGGAACGCTATTCATGGGACGAGGAAGAGGATGTTCCGGTACCGGAGGATAAGAACGACCATACGATCAATGCAAACCAGTACGGATGGATTCCATACCGGAATATGATTGGATTCGAGGAGGATAAACAGAGGTGAACCTGATGGAAAAGATAAATGAGAATATCAAAAGAGGTATACGGAGCTGGCTGAATGTTTCTCCGGCGAATCCCTATGTGTTCAATATCAATGAGATGATGGACTTCGAGGGGAATGCGATCCGAAACCGCATCTGGTATCGTGGTGACAGCAACGAACTGGAGCAGTTCTATGAGCAGAATGCGGAATATGCAGATAAATATAAATTCTGGTCCAGCAAGAGTACACCGGGGATGGAAATGCGCAAGATCCACACAGGTGTTCCGGCGCTTACGGTGAGAACTCTGGCAGCAGTAGTCCTTCCAGATATGGGGGAATTTGAATTTTCCTCAGAGAACGAAAAGCAGAAACAGATATGGAAAGACATTGCAAAGCCTGAGAATAATAACTTTGCCGATAAGGTAGAGGATGCAATCAAAGAAGCGCTGTATATCGGAGACGGGGCTTTTAAAGTGTCCATTGATACAGAAGTCAGTGAGTATCCGATTTTAGAATGGTATGCCGGGGATCGTGTCGAAATCATACGGAAAAAGGACAAGGTTCGGGAAGTGATATTTAAGACACCATACAGCGGAGGAGGAAAGACATATGTGCTCAATGAGGTATATGGATATGGGTATGTAAAAAACGAACTGTATCTGGATAACAGACAGGTTCCGCTGACTACACTACAGATAACCAATTCACTGGAAGATGTGACCTTCGATAAAAGCGTTATGCTGGCGGTGCCTATGATGTTCTATAAGTCGGCAAAATATGAAGGACGTGGCGGAAGTATCTTTGACGGAAAGGTGGACAGCTATGATGCGCTGGATGAAGTATGGAGCCAGTGGATGGATGCGCTGAGAGCAGGAAGAGCCAAAACATATATTCCGGACTGTCTGGTTCCGAGGGATCCGGAAACAGGAGCTGCGATAACACCGAATCCGTTCGATAACAGATATTTTGCAGCAGAAGGAGACCAGCGCGAAGGGCAGAAAAACGTAATCAGTACAGACCAGCCGAGCATTCCTCATGACAGCTATCAGGCTTCCTACTGTACGGCACTGGACCTTTGCCTGCAGGGGATCATCAGTCCTTCTACACTGGGGATTGATGTAAAAAAACTGGATAATGCAGAAGCGCAGCGTGAAAAGGAAAAAACAACGCTGTACACAAGAAACATTATCGTGGAAACTCTTCAGACAGTATTGCCACAGGTAGTATCCATGTGTATCAACGCATATCACCTGATGAAGAATGAGGCAGTGGAAAGTGTAGAGGTAAATCTCCCATTTGGAGAATATGCCAATCCTTCATTTGAATCTCAGGTGGAAACAGTTGGTAAGGCAAAGCAGAGCGGAATCATGAGCATTGAGCGCTGTGTGGAGGAATTATATGGTGACAGTCTGGATGATAACTGCAAAAAAGAAGAAATTGCAAGGCTCAAGGCTGAGCAGGGGATTCAGAGCATTCCGGAGCCGGAGATCAGGACGGATGCAGGAGAATTCAGGATAAACGGATTTACTGGAGGCAGTGATGGAAGTAAAAGTAGCAAAAAAAACATACCGGATGAACCGGGAGGAGTACCAGGGGCTACTGAAGGTGGCCAGTGAGCAGGTCCCGAAAGGAATCTATGCAGTGGAAAAAGGTAATTATGCGGAACTCCGATGTGATCATTGTACCAGCGTCACGCAGATCAAGACATTGACCAGACAGTTTAAAAGCCAGGGATTCAAGGTATATGCAAACGGCAGGTGATTAGATGCCTAAGATAAATTCAGAATATGATATCGGAGCAGCATTCGAAGCTATTGAGAATGAACTCATTGCTTCCATGATCCGGAATATGCGAAGACATAAGATTGAGGAAATCGATGAAGATAAGCAGTGGTCCATGTGGCAGACAGAGCAGCTCCGGTCGTTGGAAAAGTACAGAAAAGAGAATCAGGAACGATTTGGTACAAAATTTAAAGACATTAATAACCGGATCGAAGCGCTGATCAGTACTGCCAGGGATGAAGGAGATATGGAGCAGGAGATAGCCATACTGGAGGCTATAAAGAAAGGTTTCCCAGCAAGAAGAGTAAGTCCGGGAGCATCGGCGGCATTCTTCCGGTTGAACCAGAGGAAGCTAGAGGCGCTGATCCGGGCGACCACATCAGACATGGAAAAGGCTGAGACAGCCGTCCTGCGCATGGCAAATGACCAATATCGTAAGATTATTTTTAATGCTCAGGTATATGCCAACAGTGGAGCAGGGACTTATGAGAAGGCGGTAGACATGGCTACAAAGGATTTCATTGCCGCAGGTCTTAACTGTGTGGAATATGCCAATGGATCCAGACACACATTGGCAGACTATGCGGACATGGCAATACGGACAGCCAGTAAGCGTGCATATCTGCAGGGGGAAGGGCAGAAAAGGCAGGAATGGGGGATATCCACGGTGATCATGAATAAGCGTGGAAATCCCTGCCCCAAGTGTTTACCGTTTGTTGGTAAGATACTGATCGATGATGTATGGAGCGGTGGAAGCGCCAAGGATGGACCATATCCCCTGATGAGCGCGGCAATAGCAGCAGGACTATACCACCCTAGATGCAGAGACAGCCACACTACCTATTTTCCAGAACTGGAGGATTTGGATAATGAATACAGTAAAAAGGACATAGAAGATATCGAAGAACAGAACAGGAAAGAAGCAAGACAGCAATATGCAGAGAGACAGGAGAAAAAATTCCATAGATTAGCATCATTTTCACTGGATCCGGAGAATAAAAGCAAGTACCGTGCGAAGGAAAAAGAATGGAGTCAGGAAACGGAAGACCGGTATAAAGTTCCTGATGAGGTGAAAGTGCCGAGATCGGATACTCCGCAGATCATGATCGATTTAGTGGATCAGTACACAAGAGATGAGTGCATCAAGATAGATGAACTGTCAGAATATGCATTTTCGTATGATCTTGATAATGATTTGATAATTATCAATCCGAGACATCCGCAGTATGAAGAGGAGAACTACAAGCATGTGCTGGCGCATGAAATAGCCCATAGAATTGATCATAATGAGTATGGCAGTCCCATGTATGCTGAATTCGCAGAGGCAATAAAAAATACAGAAAACAAAATATTGCAAAAAAAGGAGAAGTATCAACGGAGACTTGCTGTAAATGGTGATTTAGAGTACAATTACTTCATCAGTGATATAATGTCATGCATAACAGACAATGTGATTACAGGAGTATACAGACATGAATCACAATACATAGGTAAACCCGGATATGCGGAGTCGGAGATATTTGCGGATATATATGCTGCATTGTATCAGTCGGATGATATAACTGTAGAATTCATAAAAAGTGAATTGCCAGAGCTATATGAAGCATTTATGAAAGTGCTAAAGAGGTAATTATGTTCAAAAAAGAATTTGTTGAAAAAATGAAAAACGATGAGGAACTGCAGGAGTTGCGCAGGAAAGTATTATCCTTCTCCGAAAAAATGGGAGATGCCGCATACATCATCGGAAAAGATAAAAGCTATGAGGATTATAAAGAACGTTTGCGAAGAATGGTAAAAGAACATGAAGCCACCGGTCAGTAGATTGGTGGTATTTTTATCTCGAAAAAAGAAAATTGCACCGGTGCAACAAATAATCTGGAATCAACACGCTTCATGGCGTGTTTTTTTATGCCCAAACACGAGCAAGGCAATAAACTGCAGCGTGACCGGAGACACCGAAGACAATGGATCGCAGTAAGGGTGACACCCTCAAAATGGAAAGGAGCACGTTATGTTTTACAAGACAGTAAGAAGATTCTTAGACCCCGATGGAAGCCAGGGCGGAGCACCGGCAGGAGAACAGACTGATCAGCAGTCACAGCAGAATGCAGCACCGCAGATTGACTATGGAAAAATCCAGCAGATGTTGGATGGAACGCTTGCGGCAAAAGAGGATACGGCATTGAAAGCCTATTTCAAGCAGCAGGGGCTTTCCCAACAGGAGGTGGAACAGGCTATAGCAACCTTCAAGGAACAGAAGGCGGCAAATCAGCCGAATGTGGAAGCATTGCAACAGCAGGCTGCAACCGCTGTGGCCGAGGCAAGACAGGCACAGATCCAACAGGCAGCGACGATGGCAGCAGTCGGACTGGGAATCAGCGTAACATCCATCCCGTATCTGTTGAAGATGGCAGATTTCAGCCAGGCAGTAGGACAGGATGGAAAGATCAGCAATGAGAAACTTACGGAAGCCCTGAATAAGGTGCTGGAGGACATTCCTGCATTAAAACCGCAGGAGACAGATACTACTGGTTTCCTTCATGTAGGGACAGGCGGAGATCCTTCGCAGCATACACAGCAGGCAACCGTACAACAGCAACAGACACCGACCAAAAGATGGAATCGGTGGAACTAAGGAAAGGAAGGTATAAGATATGCCTAATTTAAACTATGCACAGCAGTGGAGTCCTGAACTCCTGCAGATTCTGATGCAGGGAGCGTTAACCTCTCCCTTCATTACATCTAATGTAAGATGGCTGGATGCGAAGACATTCCACTTTACACAGATGAGCACCACTGGTTATAAGAATCACAAGAGAACCGGTGGTTGGAACATGGGATCCTTCGATCAGACAGATGTTCCGTTTACAGTAACCCATGACAGAGACGTTCAGTTCCTGGTAGACAAGGCAGATGTGGATGAGACCAACGCAACTGCATCCATGCAGAATATCTCCAGAACCTTCGAACAGACTCAGGTAGTGCCTGAGACAGATGCCCTGTTCTTCTCCCGTGTGGCACAGGTGGCACAGAAGACGGAGGGATATCACAGCCAGACCGCTATTTCTGCTTATACCAAGGCAAAGGTATTCGGAATGCTGAAGGACATCCTTGCGAAAGGAAAGTTGAGACGGTACAAGGCAAATGGTAGCCTGCTCACGTATGTGGCCAGTCCTATTATGGATGCACTGGAGCAGTCCACTGAGTTTACCCGTAAAATTGAACTTACACAGATCGCTGAGGGTGGTATCGGCATCGAGACCAGAGTAACGGAAATCGATGGTGTACCCATCATGGAAGTTATCGACGATGAGCGTTTCTATGATGCTTTCGACTGGGAGCCTACTGAGGGCGGATTTGCTCCGCTGAAAAAGGTGGCCGAGGACACCAGTAACCACGTTGCTGCTGTAACCGGAGCTCATAAGATCAATGTACTGGTGGCATGCGGACAGACATGTAAGACGGTTCCTAAGATTGCTTCTATCTATTATTTCAATCCCGGAACACATACAGAAGGAGACGGATACCTGTACCAGAATAGATCTCTGTCTGATACCTTTGTGTTCCCCAATGGACGTGACGGCAAGGTGGATAGCGTCTATGTAGATGTGGATACCATGGAGTACACCGGGGAGTAAGGAGGGCATATGTCCTATAAACCTTATGTAAGAAAAGAAGAGTACACAGAGATCTATAATGGCAGCGTGATTCCTGACGGAGAGCTTGAAAGAGCACTTCGTCAGGCCTGCCGGCATATTGACAGTCTGACATTTAACCGGATTGTGGCAGCAGGATTCGATCATCTGACAGCTTTTCAGCAGGAGACCATCAAAGAGGTTGTCTGCATGCAGGCAGATTTCGAATATGAAAATGCAGATGAAATCAATACGATTTTATCCAGCTATAGCATTAATGGAGTATCCGCACAGTTCGGAAGTTCCTGGAATGTTTTCATGGAAAAAGGTATTGCCATGAAGCGGGATGTGTATTCGTTACTGACTCAGACAGGCCTGTGTTGCAGAATTGCGAGGTGATCCTATGAAATATCCATGTCTGGTGCCTAAAAGATTATGTAAGACAGATATCTCTGTTGCGATAGATCAAGAAGGACTGAACGAATACGGGGAGCCATTGAAGCCAGTGGAGTATTACGGACAATGTAACTATCAGGACAAGGCAAAAACTGTGCTGACCACGGAGAAGAAACTGATAGAGATCACCGGAACAGCATTGTTTCCCGGAGATATTTGTCCTGATCTTCCGGTCATATCCGGAGGCAGTGCTGTGATATTTGGGGGTAAGCGCAGGATTCTTGAGGGTCGTAAGGCGAGAAACCCGGATGGAACAGTCAACTATACGGAGGTGATGCTGATATGATCAGTGTAAATTCCACAGTAAAGCTGAATTTTCCGAAGATCCAACAGCTGACGAAAGCACAGGTGATGGCTTTAGAGCAGACTGCGGAGGCATTACATACCAATGTAGTGCAGGCCCAGGTATTTCCGAGGGATACCGGTAATCTGCAAAATGAGAGTACTTTTGTGGATTACTCTGAGAGCAGTCAGGGAAAAGTCAGTATCATTTCCAGTACGCCATACGCAAGACGCCTTTATTTTCACCCGGAATATCATTTCCAGAAGACGGAGAATCCGAATGCAAGAGGTGAATGGTATGAGGACTGGATTTCTGGGAAGAAATCAGAGTACTGCCAAAAGGCATACAAACAAATATACAGGAGGATTGCCGGATTATGATGTTATCGGATGTACGAGATTATGTGGAATCCCTTGAACTGGCAGATCAGGTATATATGGGTAGCCTGCCGGACAAGCAGGAAAAGTCCATTGGAGTTTATAATAGCAAGCATCAGCAGGAGTATAAGACAGCACTGGGAGGACCACAGCTTGCGTCTTACGGGACAAAATATGTCAGCCTGTTGATTCACTGGAATAATTCGCCCCGCTTGTCGGAAAAGGCAGCCATGACTGTATTTGAGGCAGTGGAGACTGCAAGAAATGTAACGGTCAACGATGGGTTGATAAAATTTATACAGCCTCTCTATGAACCCCAGGATGTCGGAAAGGATGATGCCGGTATCTGCGAATGGGTCATAGAGATGGCTGTTATTTATGAGAAAGGAAAAGGTGAAAAAGAATGAGTACACCTATTACAGGAGTATACCCCTGTTATGAAAACCAGTTCCAGATCGATGCTGCGGAAAGCGGAGCTGAAAAAAATATGGTTAATATTGCGGACTGTGAGACATTCAGCGTATCCTTCGACAATGGAGTAGAGGAATGGCATCCTTTTACGGAAGCAGGATGGGTAAGACGTCTGCTTACCAGTAAAGGTGTCACGATTTCCGTGACTGCAAAAAGGAACGTTGGAGATGCCGGTAACGATGCTGTAGCGTCTCTTGCATGGGTAAACGGCCGCTCCGCAGAGAAAAATGTCCAGTGGACGTTCCCGGATGGAACGGTGGTTAAATTTAACGGGGCAGTTATCAACGTGAAAAATATCGGCGCTGGAGACTCTACAGCCGTGGCTCCTCTGGAGTTTGATATTATGAGCAACGGCAAACCGGAGATTTCTACAGCAGCATAAAAACAGGAGGCTATTATGGCAAAGAAAATCGTAGATATTACAGAAAAACTGAATTTTGATGAGAATCCGGTATTGAAGGTGAAGGATGTCACCATAGAAGTCAATTCCGATGCAGCCACTGTACTGAAGATCATGGGTCTTTTTTCAAAGGGTACATCAGCTAAAGAAGTGTTGGCGGTATATGAACTGATTTTCAATGAGAAGGATCGGAAAAAGATAGATAAACTGAATCTCCAGTTTAAGGATTTACAGACGATCATCATGGCAGCAGTAGACCTGATCACGGGAGATGAAGAGCCGGGAGAGCAGTGACCCGTACTATGATCTGATCGGAGATTACAGTCTGATCGTATCATCCTTCCAGGCGCAGTACGGGATCCGGCTGTCGAAAGAAATTGATACCATGAAGTGGGATGAGTTTAAGGACCTTCTTATCGGAATCGGACCGGAGACACCTCTGGGACGGATCGTAGCAATCCGGGCCGAGGAGGATAAGGATATCTTAGACCATTTTACTCCGGAACAGCACAGAATCAGGAATGAATGGCGTGCAAACAGAGCAAAAAAGGTAACGCCTGATAATATGGCGGCAGTCCTTGATCAACTGAAGAATGCGTTCATTTCTCTGGCAGGGGGCGATATACATTGAAAAAGTAGATAAGAAAAAAGTAGTGTGTCCTTACTGTGGGCATCCGGTGAATGCAATGCAGACGGAAGATGCACATTGCAGGGGAATCTATTTCCGCTGTAAAAATAAGGACTGTAAAAAGATTTTTGAGTTGAAGTTATAAGACGCTGTGCCGATGTGCCTGTCTTAGAAGGCAGGCTGGTTATGAGTGAAGCTACAAGCGTTGGACAGATCGGATTAGATCTGGTCGTAAATAAAAAAGATTTTAATAAGCAGATGAGCGGCATCCAGAACCTTGCTACGAAAGTAGGTAAGAAACTGGCTGCCGCTTTTGCTGTAAAAAAGCTCGTAGATTTCAGCGAGAAATGCATCGAACTGGGATCAGATCTGAGTGAAGTGCAAAATGTTGTGGATGTAACATTCCCGGCAATGTCGAAGCAGGTAGATAAATTTGCGCAGAATGCCGCAACTGCATTTGGACTGTCCGAGACGATGGCCAAGAGGTACACAGGTACCTTCGGTGCTATGGCCAAGGCTTTCGGGTTCAGCGAGAAGCAGGCATACGATATGTCTACCACCCTGACAGGGCTGGCGGGAGATGTGGCATCCTTTTATAACATATCTCAGGACGAAGCATATACAAAGCTGAAATCGGTATTCACTGGAGAAACAGAGAGTCTGAAAGATCTTGGTGTCGTCATGACACAGACGGCACTGGATGCCTATGCTATGGCCAACGGCTACGGGAAGACTACTGCGGCTATGTCGGAGGCAGAAAAGGTAGCCCTACGGTATTCCTTTGTGCAGAGCAAACTGGCGACGGCATCTGGGGATTTTATGCGGACTTCTGATGGCTGGGCCAATCAGGTCAGAATCCTGAAGCTGCAGACTGAGTCTTTTATGGCGGCAATCGGTCAGGGATTGATCAACGTCCTGACACCGGCAATCAAGGTGATCAATACCCTGATGGGAAAACTGGTACAGCTGGCGAATGTATTTAAAGCATTTACGGATAAATTTGCCGGGAAGAAGGGTAATGCTGTAGCCACAGGCATGGCGGCTGCGGAGGATGCGTCTGCCGGAATCAGTGATAATATTAATGCCGCAGGAAAAGCAGCTAAAAAGTTAGGCGGATTACTTCCGTCGGATGAACTGGATTTACTCTCCCAAAAGACAGATTCCTCTTCGGCATCCGGAGGATCTGCAGGAATAGATATCGCTGGTTTGCAGACTTCCACGCAGGAGGCTGAAGCCAGTGCGGATAAAATTTCGAAAAAACTTTCTGACGCATTCAAGATTCCTGGTGTCAAAAATTTTGCAGATCAGTTCAACAATGGTCTGAAAAAGATTGATTTCGGAAATCTGAAGGATAATTTTTCAAGAATCATGGCTCAGATGGATCCATTGGCCAAAACTACAGTCAGAAACATTGAGACAATCATGGATCCGCTGGGAGGATATCTCGGAAACAGAATCGGAAATAAGATTGCTGTTACAGCCAAAGCGGTAGACCTGGGGCTGGATGGAATTGCAAGCTATCTGGAGCGCAACAGGAAAAAGATAGAATCCTGGAGCAGTGATGTAAGCAAGTCTATTGCGAACGGATTTACTAATCTTACGGATATCAATGAGCAGATATACAATAATCTGCTCGGGGCACTGGATAAAGCAGGACTTGATATTGTAAACGGAATCAATGATATTCTGACAGGCTGTACTGGATTTGGAATGTCACTGGGAACAATCTTCGCGGAAGGGTTTGAAATTTCCACAGAACACACATCCCAGTGGATGAAAGACAATCAGGAACTGATAGAAGGTACGCTCACTGATCTGTTTGATTTCGGTGGAGAATGTGCATCACTGGCAGGACAGATTGTAGGAAATCTTGGTAGTTCGCTTACAGATTGGTGGGAATCTCAGGGGAGTAGTACCTTTGGGAATATTGTAGATGCCTGGAATGATATCAAGAAGACGGTTTTAGAACTGTGGAATGATATTGCAATGCCAGTACTGAACCATGCTAGGGAAGCGATACAGGAGCTATGGGAAGAAAATCTCAGACCACTATGGGACAACGTTCTTGATCTGATCAGCTCAGTAGGCGATTTCCTTGCAGCCGCGTGGAGTACCGTAATCAAACCAATTATCGGGTATCTGGCACCGACAATCAAGCAGGTGGCAGACATTGTGATAAACATCATGAGTACAGTATTCGCAACCGTGTCAGACATTATATCCGGAGCCATGAAAATACTGGGAGGACTGTTGGACTTCCTCACCGGAGTGTTTACAGGCAACTGGAAAAAGGCATGGGAAGGCTTACAGAAAATTACGGATGGAATCTGGCAAGCAATATGGGGATCTATCAAGGGAGTATGTAATCTGATCATTGATGGTGTGAATGCAATGATATCATTGATATATTCTACACTACGCAATGTGGTAAATGGAATCGGAAGCGTCGCAAAGAAGGCAGGAGATCTGGTTGGAAAAGACTGGGGCTTCGAAATGCCGAGTGATCCACCGCAGATACCTAAATTGTGGAATGGTGGATATGTCAAGGCTAATACGCCACAGCTTGCTATGATCGGTGATAATAGGCATCAGGGAGAAATTGTATCACCGGAAGATAAGTTACAGAAAATGGCACTAAGCGCAGCACAGGCGGCAGCGGGATCGGGAGGATCCATATCTGCGGAAAAGCTGGATAAGATCATTACATTGCTGGAGACTATCATCAGAATATTGGCGTCAGGCAATACGATAGAAATCAATGGTGTAAAATTTGCGGAACTACTGAAAAAGATAAACAGGGAGTACTTTAAGGCAACTGGAAATTACCTGTTGCTGGATGTATAAGGAGGCAGCAGGATGGCATTTCAGGCATGGTTATTAAAAGTGGGAGATACTGATATTTCAAAGTATGTAGATATTGAGACCTATAAGGTGAGTCCGGATCAGCGTGCAGATCTGGACTCTGACAGAAATGGTTTGAATATTTTATACCGGGAAGTTGCAGATCATTATACAACAAAAATTGAGTTCAATACGATTCCACTGGAAGCATGGGAAATGACAGAATTTCTACAAGCAATGGAAAAAGCGTACATAAAGGAGAAGGAAAGAAAGGTTATTGTAACTTATTTCGATGTAAATACCGGAGGATATAAATCGGGAGAAATGTATGTACCAAATTATACAGTAGAGACAAAAAGTTGGAATGGTATGGAATTATGGTATAAGCCATTACGTGTTGCGTTCCAGGAGTATTAAGAGGGAGAGGGAATGATAGATTATAAATATAAAGATTTTTATAATGATACATCCGTATCCAAAAGAATGCAGATACAATGTAGTGACGGGAGTGTACTGAATGAAGATGACTGGAAAGGTGAAAGTGCAGAGCTTACTGAGAGACTATGCTCAGAGAGTGAACTAAGTTTTGGCAGGTGTGAGGCGAGTACTTTTAAACTGAGAGTCAGGGAACGAATAGTACCTCTTGCCGGAAAAAAGATAACCGTATCCGTAACATTGGAAGGAGCCGAAGAGGCTCCTTTTATGATGGGAGTTTATAAAGTAGATTCTGATGTACCTACAGCAGATAGAAGATATCGGGATATTGTGGCCTATGATGCTATGTATGACATTCTGAATGCAGAGGTATCCGGATGGTATAACAGCCTGACATTTCCAATGACGCTCAGAAAGTTCAGAGACAGCTTTTGTGCCTATGTTGGTGTGGAGCAGGAAGAAATCACTCTAATCAACGATGACATGATGGTGGAAAAGACCATTGATCCGGGAGAACTACCGGGGAAGACTGTAATAGAATCTATCTGCGAAATTAATGGTTGCTTTGGCCATATCGGACGAAACGGAAAACTGCGGTATGTGGTGCTGGAACGGATGATTGCAGGCCTATACCCTGCGGATAATCTGTATCCGGCAGATGATCTTTATCCTGCGGATCCGCTGGGAACATCGGAAGTATCGAAGAGTATGTATTTATCCTGCCAGTATGAGGATTTTATCTGCCAGCACATTGATAAGTTACAGATCCGGCAGGAGGAGAACGACATCGGTGCAATCTCCGGTACCGGAAATAACTGTTACATCATAGAGGACAACTTTTTGGTCTACGGCAAGTCATCGGAAGACCTACAGACCATTGCTGACAACGTTCTCAGCGTGATCGGAGTGGTATGGTATCGTCCGGCACAGGTGGAAGCCCGCGGAAATCCATGTTTGGAGGTTGGAGACGGTATCCTGCTGTACACATCGCGGGAGACCATCTATACCTACATATTGCAGCGTACCCTAAAAGGTATCCAGGCACTTCGGGACAGCTATACTGCGGAGGGCGAGGAATACCGTACCGGACAGGTTAATGGACTGCAGAAGCAGATTATCCAGTTAAAGGGAAAAACAAATGTGCTTACAAGGACGGTGGATGAAACTCGTCTGGAAATGAAAGATATCAACCAGAACCTGTCCACGCAGATCAGCATTAATGCACAGCAGATTCTAACCAAGGTATCCAAGGACAATATCGTTTCAGAGATCAATCAGACTGCGGAAAGCATCAAGATCAAGGCAGAACGGATAGACCTGGTCGGTGTGGTAAATGCGGATGAACTGGTCAGCAAATATGCCACCATAGAGACGTTGAATGTGACAAAACTGGAACTGAACAACCTGATTGCCACCAAGGCAACCATCGACTCTCTCAATGCCGTCAGTGGCCGCGTAGGATCACTGGAGGCGGATCATGTGACTACATCTGATCTGTCAGCCGTATCAGCCCGTCTGAGCAACGTGGAAGCCAACTATATCAGCGCCAGCACTGTAAAGGCAGACTACATGGAGGTATCCAACTGGACATCCTCTGGGGTGATTAAAGCGGACAGAATCAGCGCTGCGACTATCATAAATAAGCTATCAAGCGTTGATCTGGTCAGCGTAAGAGCAATGGGTGTCAGCGGGTACATGAATTATAAAGGTACAGTAGTTGCGTGGAGAACAAAAACCATTAGTGGGACTGTTATAACTTATTTGGGACCGGAGGATTAAGAATGAGCAATTTAGAAATCAGGGAATTTAGTCAGGCAATTATAAACTTTGTGGATAGTTCCGGGTTGCCGGAGGAGGTCAAGCGTATGGCTCTGCAGGAGGTGCTGACACGTCAGGAGCAGAAAGCCAGGGATGCATTACTGGCGGAGATTGCGGCTCGGGATGCCGAGGAGCAGGAGGTGAAGCAGGATGCAGAAAGCGTATGACTGGGAAGAGAACTATTGGGAGAATAAGCCATCGACCAAGACACCAGTAAATAAAACCAACTTGGACAAGCTAAGTAATGCGACTCGCACTATTGATGAGCGTGTGATTACTCTGGACCTGACTAAGCTGTCAAAGATAGAAGCTAATGGGATGATCACGGGTATTACTCTTAATCATGATACCGGAGATATTACGATTACGTATTATTCTGGTGCAAGTAGTGTTTTGCATACTCTGATGGCTCAGATTGCCATTAACTTCGGATACGATCCAGTTACTGAGCGGCTTATCATTTACTTAAAGGACGGAAGCGAACAGTACATAGATCTGTCTGCACTTATTACGCAGTTTGAATTTCTTGATTCGGACACTGTTTACTGGTCCATTGGAGATGATGGAAAAGTAAAGGCAGACATCAAGAACGGAAGCATTACTGCAGATAAACTGCAGCCGAACTATCTTGTAGACATCACAGTGCAAGCAGAAACAGCAACACAGCAGGCATCTGCGGCGGCATCATCTGCAGCACAGGCCAAGATAGATGCGGATCGTGCAGAGACTTACGCAAGCATCAGCGAGCCTAAATTTTATTTAGACGAAGCCACAATGAACCTTTATATGAAGGATGGCGTGGGTGTGGATTTTGTAGTTGATGATAATGTTTTGTATTGGAAAGTAGCATAAGGAGGAATGAACTATGGCAGCACCGGAGGGATACAAGACTCTCGGAAAAATCGGAATATCTTACAAAGGAGATTACAACTCTAATATTGCATATGAGCGTTTGGATGCGGTATATCACAATGGCAGTACATATTTGGCAATTAAAGATGCACCGGATGGAGCACCGAGGGATGATAAGCTCAATTGGATCTATTTGGCTAAGGGATTTAGTGGTGACATCGGAGATTCAGAGATCGCGTTTACTGAGGCGGAGAACCGCGAGAACATTAATACGGGCGAGAGCGTAAAGACGGTCTTTGGCAAGATTAAAAAATTTTTTACTGATTTGACCGCCCCGGCATTTGCTCAGATGATCACATCCAAGGATGATCTGCTGGCTACTAAGGCAGCAGGATATGTGCCGGATGCCAAGGCGGTAGCAGATGCATATACTGAGTTAAATGGCAAGTTAAGTGGTTTGAAATTTGCATCAATATCAACATCTGTTACTCT